TTATTTGTGATAAAGACGCTTGGATTCATACTTCGGCTCGCAGCTGACGTGAATGCCGAGGCGCTTGTAGAGCTTGATGTCCTCCTCCGAGATGATGACGGAGAAGTGCGCATCGCAGCCGCGGAGCGTGCCGAGCTGGGCTCTTGCCATGTCGGCGAGGGGGTTCGTCAGCGCCGAGATCGCCAGCGCGATGAGCACCTCGTCAGAGTGCAGGCGCGGGTTGTGGTGGCCGAGCGACTGGATCTTGAGCGCGGAGATCGGCTCAATGACCTGATTCGAGATGAGGTTCATGTCGCTGCGGATGCCCGCCATGGCCTTGAGCGCATTGAGCAGCAACGCCGCCGAAGCGCCGAGAAGGGAAGAGGTCTTGCCCGTGACAACGCGGCCGTCGGGCAGCACCATCGCGCCTGCGGGCGCGCCGGTCTCCTCGGCCTTCTGCTTGGCCGCGGCCACAGCGGGGCAGAGGTCGGGCGTCACATCCGCCTGCTGCATGACGAGCTCGAGCTTTCTGAGCTGGCAGGCGTCAGCAATGCCGCGCGCGACGTCGACCTGCACGGTGTAGTAGCGGCGCAGAATTTCCATGCGCGAGGCCTGACGGCAGACCTCGTCGTCAATGATGCAGTTGCCCGCCATGTTGACGCCCATGTCGGTGGGGGACTGGTAGGGGCACTTGCCGGAGATGCGCTCGAAGATCGCGCGCAGGACGGGGAAGATCTCCACGTCGCGGTTATAGTTCACGGTCGTCTCGCCGTAGGCCTCGAGGTGGAACGGGTCGATCATGTTCACGTCGTCAAGGTCCGCGGTCGCGGCCTCGTAGGCGAGGTTCACGGGGTGCTTGAGCGGCAGGTTCCAGATGGGGAAGGTCTCAAACTTGGCGTAGCCCGCGCTCACGCCGTGTTTGTGCTCGTGGTAGAGCTGGGAGAGGCACGTCGCCATCTTGCCGCTGCCGGGGCCCGGCGCGGTGACGACGATGAGCGAGTGCGTCGTCTCGATATACTCGTTGCGGCCAAAGCCCTCGTCGCTCACGATGTGGGCGACGTCGGAGGGATAGCCCGCGATGGGGTAGTGGCGATAGTTGCGAACGCCAAGCGTGTTGAGACGCTTGATGAAGGCATCCGCCGCGTTCTGCCCCGCGTACTGCGTGATGCACACGCCGCCGACATAAAGCCCCAGCGAGCGGAACGCGTCAATCAGGCGCAGGCAGTCGTCATCATAGGTGATGCCGAGGTCGCCGCGCACCTTGTTCTTTTCAATGTCGTTCGCGTTGACCGCGATGACGATCTCCGCGTCGTCGCGCAACTGCTGAAGCATGCGGATCTTGCTGTCGGGCTGGAAGCCGGGCAGCACGCGCGAAGCGTGAAAGTCGTCGAAGAGCTTGCCGCCGAACTCCAGGTACAGCTTGCCGCCGAACTTGCTGATGCGCTCGCGGATGTGCGCGGACTGCATGGCAAGGTATTTGTCGTTATCAAAACCGATTTGTCCCATCGTAAAAAGCACCCCATTTTCAATTTACACATAATATATGCCTATTATATAGAACGTACGGCGGCTTGACAAGAAATGTGCCCGCAGAAAAATAGATGAAAAACGGCGGCGAATTTCTGCTATTTTCCCCTCTTTACATCAGCGAGCTCTTAGCGTATGCTATAAACAGTCTCTTCACGGGGGGAAGAAAAATCCGCACTTTTTGAAAAAAGGTGTTGACAAAAGAATGCGGATATAGTAGTATATCACTGTTCGATTCGCGCGGTTAGCTCAGCTGGTAGAGCACATGCTTGACGTGCATGGGGTCACAGGTTCGAGTCCTGTACCGCGCACCAGAAAAAAGCCTTGAAACGCAACGGTTTCAGGGCTTTTTCTTTTTACCCTTTTCTTGGCTTGTTAGTAACGCGTCAGTAACGGCGGACACCAATGTTTCGGCGTCAATATGTGTATAGATGTTTGCCGTGGTGGAATAATCGGCGTGACCGAGTATTTTTTGCAGCATTTCTGGGGCCAGCCCTTCCTTGACGGCGCGGGACGTGTAAGTATGGCGCGTGGCGTGCGGTGTCTTTTTGGCTATATCGAGACGGTCGAGCAGCGGGTAAAAATCGCGCTTACGGAAATTCTCAATGACCTTCTGGCCGCTGTAACCAGAGATCAGCAGCTCGCCTGTTGCGCGCGCGGCGAAATACTCAAAATATTGCCGACCTTCCGGGCGGATGGGAATGATACGGTTGCGGCCTGCGGCTGTCTTTTCTCCGCCGACCACATAAGTCTTGTGATAATCAGCGATAGGAAGGTTAAATAACTCGCCGATGCGCATACCGGTTGACAACAGCATCAGGACGATCTTCGCCGCGTCGCTGCCGTCCTTTTCGAGTTTCTGGATATCTTTCTCGGTGAAGATATCCTTTTCTTTTTTTATATTTTCCGGCAGGCGGACAAATCTTGCAAAATTTGCCGTGCAGATTTCCTCCCGCACGGCCCAGTTCGACATTTGGGTAATAAGCTGCTTATATTTGCTGATGGTGGAATGGCTTTTGCTCATGTACGGGTCAATCGCGGCTTGGAAGTCAGCGGCGCGCAGATCACGGAATTTACGGTCGTGCAGCGGGGCAAATACCTTGTACGCGCCGTCATACGATTGGATGCCCTGCTTGCCGATCTCTTTATAGTGCTCGGCTTTCCACGCCTCAAACACCTCGGCAAAGGTCATGTTGTATCGCTCCGTCAGGGGCTTGCCGTTCATCCGTTCCAATGCGTCCAGTGCGTCTGTTTTGCGCTCGTAGTATCCAATGACCACCCTGTTTTTCGCGGCGACCCACGGGCGCGCACGGCGGCCTGAGAGCTTATACACCGTGCCAGTTCCGTTGGCGCGCTTGAGCGCCTTGCGCTTTTCCGGCACTTGCTTTTTGCCGCACATAGGACAAAACAGCGCGCCTTCCGGCAGCGCTGCTTTACATTTGATGCAATTCGCCATGTCAGCCCCTCCAAAATCCGTAATCTATACAATGAAAATCAATGTACACGCACCACACAGTGAGAAAAACGATGATGAGGAACATTATAGCAACCACGCCGTTTCGGATACGGACCCCGCGCCGCATAATCTCGATCGTGTCTGCTTTTGCGTCAACGTGGCGTTCCAGCTCATCGTTGCGCGCCTGTAAGGTTTCCTCGGTTGGGGTCAAGTGTTCGGAAATTCCGAACGCTTCATCAAGCGAAATTCCAAGCGCTTTGCAGATCGGCGCAACGGTGTAGATAGACGGAGCTTTAGAAAACTTGGAAAAGAAGTTCTGCACAGTGGACAGCGGCACGCCGGAAGCATCGGAAATGTCCTGATAGGTTAGTTTCAGTTCTTCTTTACGGGATTTACACACTTCTTGAATGTTCATTTATGCCACCTTAATTTCTCCGATTTTTGCGCCGCGAAGTCGCAAGATAAGGGCTTGTCGAACCACGTCGAGCGCTGTCTTATTGCAAGGTTTTGTTATTGAAGTAGTAAGGTAAAGCGGAGTATGGTCAAAACAAGCAGCGGCGACCGCTCCCCGCTGGCTGCAAAAAGCCCTCGCCGTTGTTGCAGAGGCGGCGAGGGCTAATCTTACTTCATACCAAGGAGCTTGCCAAGTTTTCTTTGCCGCCCTGCTTTGGTCGTAGGAATTCCAGTTGCTTTTGAAATTTTCCTTTTCATCTTTGTGATTCCGAGCGCACGTTTCCAGCTAAAGGACAGACCCGGGATTTTGCTTTTCGTCATTTGGCACACCACCTTTTATTTTTGTATTTTCTCCCGCACTTTTGTGCAATAATCGACATATAGTCCCGTTACTATAATTATTTGGAGGGACACAAAATGTTGTGTAATGGCGCAAAAAATGATACAATAAGCGAAACGGATATTGAAATAATGCGAGAGAAGGTGCTTTATTCCGCACTATCGCTCGCACCAGAAGAAAAAAAGCAGCTTCTAAGATTTATTGAAGGAGGGTTATGCCATGAAAGAGCTAACGAAAGCATGGTACATAGACGCGAAAATGGTTGACGCAGTAAATCGGTGTATGGACGCAATCCACGCGTCCGGGCTTTCTGCCAGCAGCGCGGAATACTTACCCGCCTGTTTAGATCAGGCAATCAAAGCAAGCAATCAGCTTGCTGCGCAAAGCATTCCGTTTCGCGAAACCCATGTGAGGGTAGAAGAAACGAACGGCGGGTACGATGTCATGCCTTGTGAGCTATTATTTGTTCAATAGCTGCCGACGCAATGCCCTTTGATATTGTTTCGATTACCGTCAAAGAAACAGACCCAAGGGAGTGAAGTATTCCTGCCGTTTTCTCCCATTGCGATTTTTCAGCAATTGTCGCTATAAACTCATGTCCCTTTGGTGTGACATAGTAGATAGATGGCAGTTCATTATGACGAAAATTTTCAACTGGGTCAAAGTGAAAATCTGTTGCCAGGTACCCACTTTCGGAAAGCTGGATGATGTGATAAATCAAAGCCCCTGTATCATATTTGTTCAGCGGCGGGATGTGCCGCATGGAATCCACATATAAAACATGGTATCTTGCTGCGGTATATCTTCCGATTTCTTCCGTTTTGATGTATGTATGCTCCTCACAAAATAGCATCAAATCGCGGACGCAATCAGGGTCAAGTTTCATTTCTTCCCCCTCTTGCTTTCCAAAAAATCAATATAGCGGTAAACCTCATCCAATTCCTCCGCAGAAGCGGAGCGGATAAATTGGACGATTTTATCATCCTCACCCTCGATCTTCTGATCGGGGGCTTTTTTTGCGCCCTCGGCCTCGACCAGTTTCCGCACCGTCTCGATATCCTCTAAGCACTTTGCGGTTTCTTCCTGGGTCTTTCCCTCGTGCAAGAGGATGTCATCGGGGGAAACATTGAGGGTTAAGCACATTTGCACAGCAAGTTCTTTTGACGGCAAATTTGTGTTTTTCCCTCTGCGCAGGTCAGACACCCATCTATTGTTTTTTCCAAATTTTCGAGAAAACGCAGCTTCGCTAATATCTTTTCTTTTGCAATAATCCTCGATAAATTTAATGCAATTATTACCAAGAGTAACGCTATTTAATGTTTTCGGCATATTAAAGTCCTTTAAATTATATCTACTCCGTATAATGCCGCTTGGGCTAATATTTTTTGATAAGCTTTAGAATTAGAGTTTTTCATTCTGGAGTATCCAGATAATGATTTTGGGCACAACGCAGGAAGATATTCTTGCAATCGATAATATTCATGTCGGATAGAACGCTTTCTAATTCGTTCTTCTTCCATTTCTTTAATTAAGCGCTTCCATTTAAAATAGGCAAATACGTTTGGGAAATCTCTTATAGAGAGATGCGGGTATATTCCAACTTTCTGAAAATAGGAATCAACTCTCGCTTCTTCTTCCCATGCTTGCTTATGTGCACCTAAATTGTGCAAATGCGTTATGTCAGATATGTAAGCATCGTACTTCCAAATCATATCTGATATAAACATTAAGCTATGTGCTTTTCTTACGCATTCTACGGCAAGTGCAATATTTTTTTCTTTGTAGTATTTTGCAAAGCACTGACCGCGCAAATAATATTCTACACGACCTGTAGGAGAATCTCCGTTTACCTCTGTACATGGGACAGGAATACTTTTTATCCCATCAACGGTTGAAAAATCATAAAAGCTTTTCAATCTAACGACCTCTTGTTCTCTTATTCGAGAATAAGCGTCGTTTTTTTCTTCGAGCGTTTTAGATTCGTCATCAAAAATATTGTAAGCCATACTCTAATAATAACTGCCAAATCCAACGGCATGGGTTTGGACATTCTGCTAAATCCTACATTTTGTCGTCAAAGGCGTTGACATCCACCATTACGTAGGTTATAATAGCCTTACAGAACTTAATTAAGGCAATAAAAAACCAAGCCCCCAACGGATTTTCCGTTTTTGCGGACTTATAACCGATATTTTGTTGGCTGACACTTACATAATAGCGGCGTTGGTTGCGTTTGTCAATATAAAGTTCTGAACTTTATAAGGAGGGGAGAACGCTTGGAATTAAAAGCAATTCGAGAAAATGCCGGTTTGCGTCAGGAAGACGTAGCAAAGAAACTCCGTGTAAGAGTTTCCGCGGTGTCGAACTGGGAACGCGGTGTGAATGGTATCGCAAGAAAGTACATTAGACCGCTGACCAGATTGTACGGCGTGACCGAAGCGGAAATTAGAGCGGCATCGGGAGCCGCACAGGCTGCAAGGGCGGGAAAGGAGGGCACATGAAGCGAAAACGTCAAGTTGAAATTGTTTTGGATGCGCTTTCTGCATGCGGGGTTGATATGACCGATGATATCAAGAATGCAGTCTGTAAAGCCTTAAAACAAATTCGGGCTGAGAAATTTGCCGAAAATCAGCAAAGCAAATGGTCGGGAATGAGAAAGCGTGCCGACGAGATCAGAGAGGGCAATAAGGTGGGCACATGAACGAACTAATTAAAATCACTTATAACAATGACCGCCCTGCAGTTTCGGCGCGAGACTTGCATGACTTCTTAGAGGTCGACACCCCTTATCACAAGTGGTTTCCGAGAATGTGCGAGTACGGGTTCACCAATGGCGAGGACTTTTTAGTTACGGACAATTTTGTCCCTAACTCAGCAGGAGGCCCGCAACATCAGAAAGACGCAGTGCTTACCATCGACATGGCGAAAGAGATTTGCATGGTCCAGCGCAACGAAAAGGGAAAGATTGCCCGCCAGTATTTCCTTCAAATCGAAAAGGACTGGAACAGCCCAGAGAAAGTCATGGCCCGCGCGCTGCAAATCGCAGGAGACAAGCTCAAGAAACTTGAAAGCAAGATCGAGGCCGACGCGCCGAAGGTGCTTTTCGCCGATGCAGTCAGCGCAAGCAAGACTTCAATCCTCGCCGGCGAGCTGGCGAAGCTGCTGAAACAAAACGGCGTGGATATTGGGCAGCATCGGCTATTCCGATGGATGCGTGAAAATGGTTATTTGATTCGTCGCAAAGGTCTGGATTTTAATATGCCGACGCAGAAGTCAATGGATTTAGGCCTTTTCACCGTCAAAGAAACGGCAATCACGCATTCCGATGGCACGGTGACTGTGAGCAAGACAACGAAAGTGACCGGGAAGGGACAGCAGTATTTTATCGAAAAATTTCTTGCAGGGTAAAGAAAAGCCCTGTTCAGCGTAGCAGGCCGAACAGGGCAACCGGACAAATCTCACCACAAGATATTGTGTCCGTGCTTATTGTAGCACGGAAGAAAGGAAAAGGCAATGATTAAAACAATGGATCTGAACGAGTGTGCGGCATACTTACGTGCGCACGGGCTGAGCATTTCGAACGAATCGCTGGCAGACGGCCTTGAGCAGCGGGTTTACCCCTTCGGCGTGTGCATCTGCGGCGGCAAGCGCAGAATCTTCCAAATCTATACTCGCCTCGTGGACGAGTGGATCGCGGAACGCGAGGCGGAGGCATGATCGACACGTTATTTTTCGGCGGCATTGCTGCGGCGGTGATCGCGCTCAACGGCTGCGACTTCACGACGGGGCTCGCCGTCATCGGCGCGTGCGCGGTGTGCAAGGTGCTGTATGACCTGCTGCCGTTTATTGACAGGGGGTGCAAGCGGTGAAATGCGAGCTGTACCATGACAACTTCCAGAATTTCAAGAAATACGGAATCCCAAAGGCGCAGCTCGTAATCGCGGACATTCCCTACAACATCGGCGCTGACGCTTACGGGAGCAACCCAACATGGTACATCGGCGGCGACAACAAAAACGGCGAGAGCAAAAAAGCAAAGAGCAGTTTTTTCAACTCTGATGGCTATTTCAAGATCGCCGAGTATATGCACTTCTGCAACCGCCTTTTGAAGAAAGAACCGAAGGAGAAAGGGCAAGCCCCGGCAATGCTTGTTTTCTGCGCATTTGACCAGATGAAGACCGTCATGGAGTACGGCAAGCAATACGGGTTCAAAAACAGCTACCCGATGTTTTTCTGCAAAAACTATTCCGCACAGGTGCTTAAAGCCAATATGCGAGTAGTAGGCGCGACGGAGTTTGCGGTAGTGCTTTACCGTGACAAGCTTCCGAAATTTAACAACGGGCGCGAGATCGGCGAAGATGGGAAACCGATTCGCGGCACGGGGAAGATGGTTTTTGACTGGCAGAAGTGGGAGCGTGACGGCAAGGATATTCCCAAGATACACCCCACGCAGAAGCCGGTGAACGTGTTGAAACGGCTGATTGAAGTTTTCACCGACCCCGGCGACGTTGTAATCGACCCATGCGCGGGAAGCGCGACCACCCTCCGCGCGGCGTATGAGCTTGGGCGGAACGCTTACGGGTTTGAGATCGACAGGAATTTCTACAAGGCAGCGCAAGAAGAAATGCTTGCCCCGCTGTTTGAAAAGCCCGCACAAATCACGATGGAAGAGGTGACACGGTGAGACGGCACGACAAGCGAACGAGAGAGCAGCGCAAGGCTGATGAATCGGCGTTGTTTGCGGCGGCGTGTCTTGGCGCGACGATCCTCTTGATCGTGATCTCGATCCTCGCCACTAGTGCGCAAGCGGTCGAAGCAAGCCCCAAGGAATCCTCGGTAGTCGCCGAGGGATACGACCCCGCGTGGGATATTCCCGCGACTGAAAGCGCGGTGTGCAACGACGTTTTTCTCGGTGAGTTTACGCTGACGGCCTATTGCCCCGGGCGCTGCTGCTGCGGCAAATGGGCAAGCGGTATCACAGCAACGGGGACAACCGCCACCGAGGGGCGAACGATCGCGGTTGACCCGAATGTGATCCCTTACGGGACGCGCGTCTTGCTAATCTGGCCGAACGGCACGCAGCACAGTTATGTTGCGGAGGACTGCGGCAGCGGCGTGAACGGAAACCACATTGACGTGTTTTTTGACGACCATCAGGCGGCGCGCGTCTTCGGCGTGCAGAGCGCAATGGTGTATTTGGAGGCGGAGGAATGATGCACTGCGATTCGTGCGGCGCGGATTTTGAGCACCCAGCTATTTACCGCGAACGAGAAAACCTTGACGGAGAACGCGGGTATTACTGGCACGAAACGCTGGTATGCCCCTTCTGCGGTGAGGAATTTATTGAAGAGGTGAAAGACAATGGCTGATTTTGAAACCGGCGTGAGCGGCTATATCAAAGCAAGCGCGGTTGTGACTAATTATTTCCCTATTGATTTTAAGGGCAATGCGCTTTGCGTCTGCGATGTTTGCAAATTTTACCGCAGGACGGCGAAAGTGTGCGGGCTGAACGGCGAAATCATCCCGTGGGCGGATAAATATGTTGGGCGAAATTGCCCGTTAGAAAAAGATGTTGAGGAGGACTAAACAATGAGCTTAACAGTAACCGAAAACGGCGGCGGTGCCAGCATCCCTATCCTTGCAGAGGGCAGCTATGCGGCAGTCTGCTATATGCTGGTTGATATTGGTTTGCAGAAGAACGAGCGCTATGGCAACAGCAGCCGCAAGGTCATTATCGGATGGGAGATCGCGGACGAGTTTGTCGAGGTCGACGGCGAGAAGAAGCCTCGCGTTTTCTCGGCCAGATACACCGCAAGTTTAAACGAGAAAGCAATCCTCCGCCGTGATCTTGCCGCATGGCGTGGTCGAGATTTTACTGAGGATGAACTGAAAGCGTTTGATTTGCGCAGTATTGTTGGCGCGCCGTGTTTGATTCAAGTCATTCACAAGGACGGCGGCAATGGGAAGACGTACGCAAATCTTGCGAGCATTATGCGCTTACCGAAAGGCATGCCTGCGCCGACGCTCACACTGGACAAGGTCATTTATGACATTGACGAAAGCCCGCTTTCTGACGTGGACAAACTACCGGAGTGGATCGCAAGCGCCATCAAGGGCAGCGAGAGCTATCAGCAGAAGTTAGAAGCGGCGGTTGGCGCGCCGAGCGACCCTGCGCCGGGGGAGTTCACCGAACTGGCTGACGAGGATGTATACGGCGAAGGCCAGCTCCCGTTTTAACGGAGGGACACGATGATTAAGTATGATGTTTTGATTTATGAGGGCGGCGATTTGGCTGCTGCCCTCACGGATCCGGGCGTTTCGCTGATTTCAGTGGAAGGCGCATCTGAATCCGACGCATTTGATCTCTCCGAAATGCTTTGCAAGTACGGAGTAGACTTATGCATCATTCCTCACGAGGGGGAATGAGTGATGGCAAAAAGCGGGATTGATTACTTTCCGCTTGATGTCACATTGAACGCAAAGTTTGAACTGATAGAAGCAGAATTTGGCTTGACAGGATTTGGTGTAGTCGTTCACTTGCTGCAAGAGATTTACGGTAAAGCGGGTTACTACATTGAATGGACAGAAGAGGTTGCGCTTTTGTTCGCCCGCAAGGTCGGGTTGGGTGGGAGCGTCGTTTCCGAAATAATAGAGGCTTCTATCAGACGAGGGATGTTCGACAAAGAGAAGTATGACAAGTACCACGTATTGACCTCTAAAGGCATACAGGAAAGGTACTTCGAGGCAGTCAGCCGCCGTAAAACTCTCGAAGTCGATTACAACATCCTTCTGGTCGATGTTGCCCGAATTTTGCCTAATGTTGACATTCAAGCGAAAAATGTAAACATTCTTTCGAAAAATGCTGACATCGAGAGACAAAGTAAAGTAGAGAAAAGTAGAGAAGAGAAAAGTAAAGAAGAGTATGGATGCGCGGAGCCGCAAGCGGCTCACACGCCGCCAATTGTCTCTCTCGTGCTTAACGATGGCTCTTTCTTCGATGTCTTATCTCCCGACGTATCGAAATGGGAAACGCTATACCCCAATGTCGATGTTAAGCAACAACTTAGACACATGGAGGGGTGGTGCGATGCAAACCCTACCAAGCGAAAGACGCGCGGAGGGATTAAGCGTTTCATCACCGCTTGGCTTGCCAGAGAGCAGGATAAGGGCGGCAAAGCGCCACAGAATAAGCCGTTTGTCTACGACTACGGCAACTCGGAGGGAAGCCTATGAACGTTGACGCATTGATCGACAGCATCGCGAAAAAGGCCGAGCCTGTGCGTGATCTGGTCGACTACGAGAAAGACGGGCTGCTGTACTGCGGCCATTGCAACACGCCGAAGCAGTGCCGCATCCCCATCGGCGGGAACGTCCGCCTTGTCGGGTGCCAGTGCGCTTGCGCGGCGCGAGAATACGAGGCTGAGAAAAAAGCTCGCGCTGACCGTGAGAAGCGACTGCGCATCGAAACGCTGCGTGCTGACGGAATCCGCGACAAGAGCCTGACGGCGTGCCGATTCGGCACGGCAACGATGAGTGACGAGATCGTCAAATGCAAGCGCTATGCCGACGCGTGGGACGATATGCGGCGCGAGAACAATGGGCTTCTGCTATGGGGTAACACCGGAAACGGGAAGACCTTCGCGGCGGCGTGCATCGCTAACGAGCTGATTGATCGCGGAATCCCGGCGATGATTACAAGCTTCCCGCGAATCCTCAACGCAGGATACGACAAGCAGGAGATCATCGAGCAGGTGCACTATTACCCGCTGCTGGTGATCGACGATCTCGGCGCAGAACGCAGCAGTGAGTATGCAATGGAGACAGTTTACACGGTCATCGACGAGCGTTACAAGGCCAAGAAGCCGCTGATCGTCACCACGAACTTGACGCTTGACGAGCTGTGCAAGCCCAAAAACATGGACTATCAGCGCATCTATGACCGCGTGATCGAGATGTGCACGCCGCTTGTGTTCAAGGGCGACAACCTGCGGCGGGACAAGGCGAATAAGCGGCTGCGGTATGTCAAGTCGGTGTTGGAGGGAGGTTGACACATGGAACAAGTAGTCACATTTACCGTTTATGGAAGACCTGTGCCGAAGGGGAGACCACGCGTTACGCGGCATGGGACATATACGCCGAAAAGCACGCAGATTTTCGAGAATGCAGTTCGCGCGGCATGGCTCGAGTGCGGGGAAAAGCCGTTTGAAGACGGCGAAGCGCTGGAAGTCATGGTCAACGCTTATTTCCCCATACCATCTGGAACGCCGAAGAGGAAAAGGGATGGATTGCATTTAACCCCGTACCTTAAGCGCGGAGATATCGACAACATCATCAAGGCGGTATTGGACGCGCTCAACGGGTATGCCTACAAGGACGATTCTGCCGTGTTTAGTGTTTACGGGAGAAAAGTATACACGACGGGAAAGCCGTTCACGGCGGTGATAATCAGCAGCGTGGAGGTCGACCATGAGCTTTGAGCATTGCCACTTCTGCAAGCCGCCCGTCCGCTATCCCGGCTGCCAGGACCATTGCCCGTATTATGCGGAGGATATTGCGAAGGTCCGGGCGGCGAAGGCCGAAGAGAAGCGGCAGACGCAGGCAAAAGACGATTATTTGGGAGCGCGCCAGTTCAAAACGCGGCGTGGCCAAAAGCTGAGAAAATAAAGGGAGCAAGAAAAGATGTTGACAGAAAAAGGGTTGGGCGACCGGCTCAAAAACGTTCGAAAAATGCGAAATATCAGCCAGTTTCGGATGGCCGATATGATGGGCACAGAACAGTCATTCATTGCCAAACTCGAAAAGGGCGCGAGCTATCCGAAGGTGTCGACGCTGTATAGATACGCCGAATGCGTTGGCTTGACGTTAAGCGATATTCTGGCGGAATCCCCCCCCGGCGAAAAAAGGCATGCTGTCGCCGGAAGAGATCGGCGAGAACATCAAGAAATGGAGTGCGCTGCGGGGCATGAGTATCAAGGGGCTTGCAGAAAAGGCGGGATTATCGCGCAGTAGCATCTTAAACCTCAGAGAGGGACGATGCATCAGCTACATGCCGACGTATCAGTACATTGCCGAAGCGCTGGGCGTGACCGTTGGGACGTTGCTTGGCGAGACGGGTGGTGCAGAATGATGAAAGCTGTGCCATTTAAGACGGTGGCGTATCCACAGCTCAAGGAAGCCTTGCAGTCCTCGGGCATGACACCGCCGGAGTTGAGCAAGAAGCTCGGCGTTTCCCCGCTCTGCGCGTGGCGATGGACAACGGGGAAGAACGAATTCAGCATCGGCGTTATCAAGGCGATCCTTGCGGTGACTGGGCTGACATTTGAAGAGGCTTTCGGGGAGGTGCACGATGAACATTGTTGAAAATATCGATTGCATGAAGGCAATGAAGAATTTACCGGACAAGGCTTTTGACCTCGCTGTGGTCGATCCGCCGTATTTCAGCGGGCCGGAGCGGCGCGGATATTATGGCTGCAAGGTCAGCAAAATCGGTGTGCACAGAGACTACCCCATATCGCCGAAGTGGGATATTCCGGCACGTGAATATTTCGATGAGTTGGAACGGGTCGCAAAGCGCTATATCGTTTGGGGCTGCAACTATTTCGACTATCACTTTGCGCCGGGGCGCATTGTTTGGGACAAGTGCAACGAGGGCAGTTCCTTCAGCGATTGTGAGATCGCGGCCACAAATTGCCACGACAGCGTGCGGATTTTCCGTTACATGTGGAACGGCATGATGCAGGGCAAGAGCATTTCGGAAGGCTTTGTTCAGCAAGGGAATAAGGCGATGAACGAGCAGCGCATTCATCCGACGCAGAAGCCTGTGGCGCTTTACGTGTGGTTGCTTCAGAAGTACGCGAAGCCCGGGGATAAAATACTCGATACCCACCTCGGCAGTGGAAGCAGCCGCATTGCTGCATTGGAGCTTGGGCTCGATTTTGTGGGGTACGAAATTAACGAGCACTACTACGAAGCGCAGGAAAAGCGCTTTGAGGAATATGTCTCGCAGGGGAGCTTGTTTTTGCGGGAGGTGCTGACATGCTGAGAGTGCATCGGGCAAAGACCCCGTTTGAGCGCTGCGTTTATCCGGCCCTGAAAGAAGCGTTGGAAAAGACGGACTTGTCGCAGATCCAGCTGGCGAAAGAGTGCGGCGTGGCGCAATCGACCATCACTCGGTGGACGTTTGGTGACTGCGAGTGCACGGTGAAATTCCTGCTCAAGCTGGAAGAGATCACCGGGAAGCCGTTCCGGGAGATGTTCGGAGAATGCGAGGGGCGAAGATGAAACACCTCGGCGATATTACAAAAATCAACGGCGCGGAGATTGAGCCGGTGGACGTTATCACGGGTGGCTCACCGTGTCAGGATTTGAGCATTGCAGGGAAACGCGCCGGATTGGCTGGCGCGAGAAGCGGATTGTTCATGGAACAGGTTCGCATCGTAAAGGAGATGAGAGAACGTGACAGAGCGAATGGACGGACAGGTGACATGGTCAGACCTCGGTATATGGTCTGGGAAAACGTGCCCGGAGCATTTTCAAGCAACAAAGGGCAAGACTTCGCGGCAGTCCTCGAAGAGATCATACGCATCGCACAGCCGGAAGCCCCCGATATTGAAGTGCCTGAAAAGGGTTGGAACACCTGGGGGGGGTACCACGATGAAGTGGGAGGACGATGGAGCGTGGCTTGGCGAGTGCATGATGCGCAACACTGGGGAGTTCCCCAACGTCGCCGTCGTATCTCGGTTGTCGCAGATTTTGGAGGCGACACCGCAGGCGAAATACTCTTTGAGCGCAAAAGCGTGTCAAGGCGTTTTGCGGAGAGCGGAACGGCGCGGGAAAGACTTGCCGGAAACGCTGAAAGCGGTTCTTCTTATGCAGTCCGAATCAGGGGGGGGCTGTGACGGAGGAGGAAAAGGTGCTTTAGTGCAGGAGGACAAAAGCGGCACGCTTGGCACCGGCAACGATCAGACGATTTTCTGCATGGCGACACAGCAAGGCGGGGCCGAACTTCGGACAGACGACCGATCACCCACACTGACCGCAGCGGCGGGCATGAGCGGAAACAATCAGCCGGTTGTATGTGCCGGGTTTAAGCTCGGCAACAGCGAGCAAGCGCGAAGCATCGGCTACGCCGAAGAGCAAGCCCCCACGCTGAACGCGGAGTGCGGAGGTAACAAGCCCGCGGTCGTGGCACTGGATATGACACACGCTTGTGACGTCATCCGCGAGTGTGGCGAGATCGTTCCGAGTTTGCAAGCCCGTATGGGAACAGGTGGAAACCAAGTGCCGCTGACGTATCAAATGCAGGGCTTCGGCGATTATCGCGAGGGCGATGTTGTGAGCGGCTGCAAGCAGCGAGACTACAAGGACAGCACCGATTTAGTGGTCAGCAGTGTTGATTGCCGCAATTTCACCGAGGGGGGCGAGATCAACGGGGCGCTGCAAGCAAAAGAGAGCGGCGGGCAAAGTCTGAATTTGCAAAACACCGTCCGAACCGGAATGATTGTGCGCCGCCTCACCCCGATGGAGTGCGAACGGCTGCAAGGATTTCCAGACCACTGGACTGACATCGGCGAATGGCGAGACAGCAAGGGCAAACTGCGCAAGCCGAGCGACAGCCCGCGCTATAAGGCTTGCGGCAACTCCATCGCCCTGCCATTTTGGGACTTCTTGGCAAAGCGCATCAGCGCGCAGTATTTGCGCCCCGTTACAATGGGCAGCCTGTTTGACGGCATCGGCGGCTTTCCACTGGTGTTTGAGCGGCACAACGGCAAGGGCACGGCGCGCTGGGCAAGCGAGATCGAGGAATTTCCCATCGCCGTCACAAAACTGAGATTTGGGGAGGAATGACCATGTACATCGGCGAACCATTTAGCTGGAAGCCTGCCGCTTTTGAAGGAAGCAACGGCATTATGAGCGTTACCACGAAAGAGACGACTGCGCACGGACGCGTCATCTACATCAACGAGCGCCACCGCTACTTTACGGCGGAGGCGGATATCAACGGAAATAAGCTCAGAGAGAGCTTCAAATTTTAGGAGGCAAAGATGGACGCGTTAGAGTTTTTAAGAGAGCGCAACAGGATGTGCAAATCGTTTAATAGGTGTTCCGACGGCTGCCCTGCCTGGGGTGGTTCGTGCAAACTTGAAACCAGAACAGACCTCGAATGTGAAGCAGATAAGCAGGTTGAAATAGTGAAGGACTGGGCTGCTGCGCACCCGCGCAAGACGCGGCAGAGCGTGTTTCTTGAGCAGTGGCCGGAGGCGGAAATTGACACATATGGGTACTTGATGGTATGCCCAAAACGCATTTCTGCTGATTGCAGGGTCAGA